AAATTGTGATGCCGTATAACTTGCTGTTGAATTTAAAATTATTTTGTATTTTGTATATTCTGATTTTATACTACCAGTTATAGCAGGACATAAACCTTCACTACGCCAATACGGAGTAGATGCTGTAATATATGTACTTCCTGATCTAATTAGATAGTCATATGAATATGTTGTTCCATCATATTTTTCAGCTTGAGATGCCGTTAAATACATTTGCCACTGATCATCGTCGATAGCTGATATTGATAATATATCACCATCTACTGATCCTAGATATTGCAAATAATCTCCAGATGCAGTTGGATGAGTTTCTGTAATTAATGCATAGTAAGTAGAATCAAAACGTTTTATTTGAGGAACTATCGTATCTTTGCTACGTTCTAACACATTTGGTTGTATTAATATACCAGTAAGTTTATCAGCTCGAGCCGGAAGTAATTGTTCCAATTGTTTGAAAAATGACAAATCAAACAATGTAAACATTTTGATATATGCATTGATATCATTTCTGTCTGCATATTTTTTCCAATATCCTTGTGCTGCTTGAATCAATCTAGGATATGATTTTGATTCTTCTTCACCTGGATCGCCAATATATTGATCTAAATCTGTAAATCCTAGTTGTGCAATGATATCTTCATCAATCATTGTTTGTGGAGAAAAATATACTCCTAATTTTTTACTGTCTAATGGTGCTCGATCAAATTGACTACGTTCTGCTCTAGTTTTAACATCTAACGTGCCAACTAAATCATTCGATTCAATTCGTATTTTGTTGTCATCAAATGTACCAGCCCCTAATGATATAGCATCATAATAATATGTTTCTTCAATTGAATCATACGGTGTTGCTAATGACCAGCCTGCAAATGAAGCTGATAAACTAGATGATACAGGCTGAACTCCGGGTAAACTACCTGTTTGTGTGTGATTTATTTTTTGAGTAAGAGGTAATCTAAATAATAATTCATCATATGCATCTACGTTACCATTATATGCAGCTGGTGCTTTAACATGATTATTAAATGCAGAATCATTTAAGCTAGAAGACCAAAAACGTAATTCTTGTAATTGACCTACCAATCTACTACCACCGATTGCAGCCCCTAGTACTACAGAGCCCGTTACTGGTAACGTAACTCCAGGTTCAGATGCTGATACCGCTGCTACTATTTTTCCATATTTAGATTTTTTTACAATTAAATCTAAATCACTACCATTATTTCTAATTAATACCGATGCCCAATCTCCATCAAATACCGATATCGGTGCTGTTTGAACACCTCCATTAATTGAAAATACGCCTTTATCACCACTTTGAAAATCTAATATAACACGTACATCATTTGCATCAATATTAAGAACATTCATTGAATTTGGAAGAAATGGATTATCTTGTACATTATCTGTTCGGAAACGCAGTTCAACCGCATTCAACGGCAAGTTATTATAGTTTACAGTAACTGTACCAGCTGCACTTGCACTTAAATCTAATGCATAATCAAAATTCAATTTTTCATATACCGGAGCTCTTTCTAATCTAGGCCCACCATATTCATTAATTGATATCATCGATTGCGGAATACCATAACATGATAATAAGGCTTGAACACTGCGTTTAGTACCTTTAGATTTTAAAAGTAATGGCAAATTATTTACAATTCTACGCCATATGGTATATGTACGATCCTTTGCCGACATTGATGTACCGTTAACGGAATTAGATCCAGTTTGTGGTGCACCGGTTTCTGTTGTACCTAATACATATGACCATAAATCTTGTTGTTGATTTCCATCAATCAAGTCCCATCCAAATTGTTTTGCTACTGAATAAAGTAATTCGTTTGGCATACCTAATTTTGGATTTTCTTCACGCGTTAACGTTTGAGTCATGTGATTGATATAAGTATATAAAATATCAAAATGATGCCCTAACATGTTAACAAATGTAACCGCAGATTGACTATTTGCATCGGATCGGATATATTCAGGAATTGTATATGCTAAAGAATTTATATTTAATGAATCATACTTTGATGCTGAATTAAATACATTTTCATACCACGATGTAAATTGACTACTAGTTATAGAATATAATGTATATGGTATATTAGCTGTTGATTTAGGAACGGGCTGAATATAACTACCTGTAACGTCTATGACATTTGCAGATAATATTGGCACTTCATATGTAGTTATATTTGAAGATGATTCATAATATAAATATTTTTCAAATGCATCAAATCCGCTAATTAGATTTGTTTTTTGAAGTTGAAAATCAGCTAAATTAGTAGTAGCAACAGATCCAGAAATTTGTGATACTACTGCACTTTGCGATGTATAATATTCTAATAAACTTAATTTGTATTTAAAATTTTCTAAACGTTCGGTTGCTGAACTATAAAATACAAAATTATTAAAATCTGAATAGTCTATATTCAATTGCACTCCGGCTAGACTCCCGGAAAAATATGCATCTACAATTTGTTGTGACGTTTGAGTTGATGAACCTAATAAGTCAGACCATGTTTTAAAACCTGTTTCAGAAGAAACATTAATTGTAGAATTAGCTTCCCAATTTGGATTAGCTAATTTATTAAATTGTCTTTCTGGAGATTTTGTAACAATTGATATGCGATCAATGTATGTATCTTTTTGTTCTTCAACTACCCAACATTTAAAATTTATGTCAATATCTGCAGATAATGGTTCTGCTAATTTAACGTATAAATATTCTCCAATAACAACGCTATTAACAAATAAAACACAGTTATTTCTACTAAAATTTAGCAAATAATTTTTATAAAATCTATCCGTTGTTTGTTTAACGGTTTGTACATATGATGTAATTTGCGTTAAAAACTGTGGATCATCTGCATCAATAGCACGTAATCTAATTTCCGTACGGTCTGGAGAAATTTCATCAATTCGTAAATGTTGTAAATCATAACTACCAATTAAATTTTTAAAGAAATTGACAGCAATTCGAAATGTACCTTGTATTTAGTTGTATGCGATGATTACCCGTAATCCAAGTATCGCCAGCATATACGTGCATTTCAACACGCTGATCTTCCGCCTGTTTATTTATTTCGGTATTAAAATAAATTGCCTCTTCAGCATCAAAACTAGCAAATTCTGTTTTACTACGAGATAAACGTTCTGCAGATATAGAACCTGAAGCCGTTTGTATTTGTTCGATATTTTTATATTGTGTTAACATTAGCTAATTTCTTGATTCCATTCATCTACATTTTTACTTGCATCTGTAACTACCCAATATGTTTGATCTGCAATTACAAAATGATATGCCGAATCAACATTTTGTCCAGCTTTTGCACCAATTGATATAGTTTCACCAATTTCAAACTCTTCATTTCGTATAATTAATTCTAAATCTAAATTTTGAATTTCATATTGAGCTATAGAGCCCCATGTTGAATTTCCGTCAGATTGATTTGCATATGGACCTTTCCATTCTCTTTCTAAACCTCGTTCTGGAGAATTTAATACTATGGAAAAATAAGCTGTACCATATCCTGCAGCATCAGCCTGATATTTATGTTGCAATTTAATTCTAAAACGTAAATCTTTTCCAGAGTTTTTAATTTCTTTTGTAATAAAATATCCATTGATATTTTTCTGTGGTTGGCCATCAACTACGTCATCCATTAAAATACCAGAAAAATTAGCAGCTGAGATTCTAAAATCTTCAGATGGCTTATAACGAGCATATACAAGATCTTGTTCTATGACATCATCTAATTCTGGAATTGTTAAATCTACATCAACTTGTGGAGTATCAATAACACGAACCGTTGCTGGAAATTTAAAGTATTGAAACTGTGTATCTAAAACTTTTAAAACTGAGTTAAGTGTTATACGTGTTGCAACTGGTTCAATTATAAGCAAAGGATTTGTTTGAGAATTAGCTTCCAATTGTACATTTCCTGCATCATCTCTAGGAACAATGTTTGTATCATTTGATGTTACAGTTAAATTACCTTGATATTTTGCAACCTGTTGTAATTGTAACGGGTCTCGTAATCTAGGGTTTAATCGTATTGGTCTTAACATTATCTAACTACTTTAAAATATACATCATCATCAACATACTGTTCCGTAAATCCATCTTTGATTTTGAATTGTAAACGATAATATCGTTCTGGCATAAAACCATTCATATCAATGTAAATGTAATTACTAGTATTATCACAACTTACTTTAGTATAAATATCATCGTACGGAATTATGGTTTCATCTGTAGCAGCATCTAATATTGTATAAAATGTATTTGCCGGTAATCGTTTAACGTTTTGTGTTGGAAATAAATTTGTAGGAGATTTTTGTGGATATTTATCGCGTGCATAAACACGTAATTTAATAATTTCAGTGTCTCGATATTCCGGTTTTAATTTAGTAAATACCGTATATGATTCTAAATCAGCAGCTGATAATGAAGATGAATACGTTGTATCATTCCAATACATTGTTAGTTTAGGAACATATATTGTATGAGTTTCTTTACTAAAAAAGTCAATA